CCGCCCTGTCCGAGCATTTGTTGTAAGATTGGAGTTGGCATTTTATTGGGGTTGCTTGTATTGGTAAATGTAGGTTAGGTCGGAATTTCACAAATGTTGTGGCCGTATGGCAGTTGGAACGACATCGTAGCCACCCATCCTGCGGTGCGGTCGTCACGGCTCTCTACAAACCTCGTAAGCGACACGGAGGTACTTAGGGTCCACTCTTGCGTCGGGTCGTTTGTAAGGCTTGAAATGAAGTCCTGAGCGATTTGCAGTTGGTCGCTCAAAACCTCGTCTTCATTGTCTTGCCAACCCAGCGTCGGGCTTCCCGAAACCACTCCGCCCATCGTGGCAATGGATTCCACTCGGTCAGAAAAATAGACACCCACAGTAAGAGCCAAACTGCCCAAGTCCGTGCTTGCTGACTGAACATCCGCAAATACCAAAGGATAGACGATTCGCTCACGGCTTGGGGTTCGTAAGTTTATCGTGTTGTCCGTTCCGATTGCAAGAGGGTCCCCCGTCCCGAACGAGTTTACTTGAGGGTGGGCATTTGCAAGCGCAAGGAGTGCTTGCTTGATTTTTATCCATGACATATGCTTGGAGTTTCAGAATGTTTTTAGAATGTGCGCCCATCGTTAGCAGTTGTTGCAGTAGGGGTCGTAGCCGTAGGGCCAAGGTCTATCAAGTCCAGCACCACGGCGGAGGGTTCTTGCGTCCAATGCCATCCCCGTGTTGTAGTTCGTTCCGTTCGGGTAGATGGTGTCCAACGCCGATGGCGGGGAGTTAAAGAGCGGATAGTCGGTGCGGTTCTCCATCAAGTAGCGAGTGATTCGCTCGGAGTACCACTCCGCATCATTCTTGACTTTGTCGGTGAGGCGGGTAATCTCGTCCATGCTCATTTGGGAACTTTCCTCGCTGGTACGGCGGACCATTCCTTTGTTCATGTATTTGAAGGCAAGCACCATCGGCAACTCGTAGTACAACCATTGCACCATGGCGGGTTGGATGTAGTCCTCCAACAGGGTGGTGTTCAGGGCCGTGGTCGTACCGCTTACCACCTGCGTCACCATTTCGCTATACAAGGCAGACCCAACAATCGGCTGAATCCGCATTTCCTGCACTTTCACGATGGTTGGCCGTATTTGGGTAAACGAAACATTCTCGTTTATGACCGAGTTGTCCAGCAGGGTTTGTTCGCTGATAAAGAGTGCCTTCATGCTTTCGTGATTTTGTTGCCTTTGCGGATTACCAACTGTTGCTCCCAAATGTGTCTGCATTGAGGACGATTCACTCCGCTGGCCGTGTGATACCAACCACCACGGCGGTTCCATACGCTATATCCCATGATGTTAGAGATGCCGTTGATGTCGTCCCGTGTGTACACCTTGCCTTGGTCAGCGAGGTCCAGCATCACCTTGCAGAACTCACGGCTGGTCCTCTTGTCCTTGTTGCTAAACCCTGCGGCCCATGCGTATTTATAGCGGACCTCCAGCACAGGTTCGGCCACTTCCTTGATGTTCTTCGGCAAGCCCTGCTCGGCAATTTGGTCCACGGCCCTTGCGATGGGGTAACGGTCTTTGGTAATCAAGTAGGCAACCCGCTTGGCGACCTTCGCCTTGCTGACCCCGAACTCCTTGGCCATTTCTTCCACGGAGGCTTCACGGTTCTTCTTCCTGTATGCCACGATTTGCGCATCCAGTTCTTTCTCCTCCTCCCCCAGTTCAGCGAAGGCTTGACGCACTTGGTCGTCTAAGTCGGCATCAAACCGCATTGGCTTACTGTGCATCACCACATAGTCGTCGGAACTGCTTCCAAACTTACTTGCGACCACCTCCAAGACCTTGAACTCTTCTTCCCCCCATCCGTAGTCCTCGGTGTCTTCCTCGCCCCATGTAGGCTCGCTGAACGCTTGCTCCTGCACTCCGAGCAGGGTGTTCACTTCTTCGGGGGTCAAGCCGAAACCAGCGGATAGCATCGTGCGGGCCATCTCCAAGGTGATTTTTTCTTGGGCGTAATGGCGGACGATTCGCATGAGGTTTTGGTACTCCCTGCCCGACAACTTCTTGATGTTATCGTTGCTCATGACGGCGGGCGTTTGCGGTTGCTCGTCGGGTTGGGGATTCGGTCCGACAACATCGGCGGGTTGCTTTTCCAATGCAGGAAGGCCCGCTTTCTCACGCAGTTCTTCGGGGGTCATGATTTGCAGCAGGGCTTGCTCGGATAGTCGCTCCGTAATCGGCTCCACGGGGATAAGTTCCATCCCCTCCACGCCATTGAACGAGCCCAAGTAGTTCATCATCCGCTCCACCTTCCGCACTCGGTCGTTGACATAAGTCGCTTTGAATAGTTCGTAAGCCTCAACCATTTCCTGTCTGCCTCCCAGTTGGCCCTCGGTCTTCACTCCGAATAGCATGGGGTTGACGACACGGTGCGAGATGAAGATTTCCTGCTGCACGGTCTTGTTGAGAATCTCAAACTGCTTGTCCATATCCGATGGAGTGAGCGGTTCCAGCGTCGGGGCTTTATTGACATCATCATTGAAGGTCACAACGAATCGACCCGCATTGTCGGTCCCGCTGAACTTGCGCTTGATTTGACGCTCAATGTCGCCCTGTTCTTCGGGTGTCGGGATTCCGTTATTAAAGTTTATCAAGTAACCGCCCCAAAAATTGTTTTTGAGGTTGTTCACATGGAAGTTGGCTATTTGGCAGTCCGCTTCGATATATGCCAAGCCTCCCATATATTCGGGCAGCGGATAGGACTTCACGCCAGCGGCGTACACCCTGTAATAGAACAACTGCTTGCCGATTCGGTTGTCTGCATCAAAGGCGGGGATTTTCTCTACATCCCCGATTTTGGGGTAGAGTTGGACCATAGCGTCGTCGTACCAGTCAGCCACTTGGAACATCCGCTCGTCCTTGTCCACTCGGATTTTTTCAAAGGGGATATGCTCCATCTTCGCAATGGTTCCCATCTTGTTCCAAGTGACTGCGACGGCAAACCCGTTGAATAGTTCCAAGTCAAGGACGAGTTTTTCGGTGATGTCATTCAAGTCGTCGTGTTCGGATAGTCCATCAAAGAACTTGGCATACCTTGCCTGCTGCTCCACGGTCATCTTTTCCCCAGGTTGCCATCCGCCGCCCACAATGTAGTTCACTTTGCCATTCACAATAGCGTTGTGCTTGCTGCTTCGGCGGTAGTTGTCCAGCAGGTAATAGGGGTATTCATTGAACGCCCCGTAGGTGATGTACTTGCCCGCTTTGTTTTCAAGCATCACGGGGACTTTGTGTTCAATACCCAACCATTGGGTGAACGATTGTTTTATGCTGCTCATAGTGTGTGTACGGTGAAGTTGAGGGCCGAAATTGTGATGTTTGCGCCACTATTTACGGCGTTGACTAAGATGGTGAACTCATCATTGACCGCACCTTGCAGAACTGCTTCAATAGTAACCGAGTGACCGTCATTGTGAGCCGTCGTAATGTCAGTCATTGACTGGTTTATGGCGTTGCCGTTCTTTGCAATGTAAATCTTGATTTGGTTGCCGTTCCCCTGCGAGAATACCATGCTTGCCGATACCCGCAAAGCCGCATTGGTTGTCCCCGTGTAGGTGATAGAACTTGTTGTCCTTGTGAAGTTGTAAGTAGTCAGCAACCCCGACTTCATTGCAGAGGTGAGTTTTACTGCGCTCCCTTGGGTGGGTGTGAAGTTGGTATCGGAATCAAGGTACAGGTTCGCAACGCCCCGCTCTCGGTCCAATGTGGCGGTGTCTGCGAGGTCGTCAAAGAGTCCACCCACACGGGCGGCGGTATTGGCTGCGGCGGTTGTTTCGTTGGTGATAGTTGCGGCAGATGCCGTCAACTGACTTCGGGTTTGTACGCTCATTGAAATGTTTGGTCAAAGGTGGAATCAAAGATGCTCACGGCACTTGCGCCGTAAACATTGTATTGGATGGTATTGGCGAAGGTGTTAAATGTGAGGCTGATTACCTGTACATACGCCAAGCCCGTTTCAACCACCGCAACGGCTGCGCTAACCGTGGAAGAGGTATCGTAAACTTCATAACGATACGAGCC